AAGCAGACACGACCCGAGGGCGTGTCGACCGCTGTGCAGTTCCGTCGNCTCGTCGAGGGGCGAGCGGCGGCGGTGTAGGTCCCGGGCCGGTGCGACGCCGGCCCGGCAGTGAGCAGACAGGAGAGGTGCCGCGATGGCGAGTGATCCTGTTCGGGTCGGACGCTGGTGGCTGTGGCCGGACGGCGTCCGGCTGCCGGTCGTCTCGGGTGGGGCGACCGGCGACGTCGAGGGCGACGACGACCCGCCCGCCGACGGCAGCGACACCGGCGGCGACGTCGCCGACGACGAACCGCTCGGCGAGGCAGGGAAGAAGGCTCTCGANCGGGAGCGCCGGGCCCGGCGCGAAGCCGAGGCTCGGCTGCGTGAGGTCGAGGCGAAGCTCCAGGAACACGAGGACGCGAAGAAGTCGGACGCCGAACGGGCGACCGACCGGATCGCGACCCTCGAGCGGGAGCTCGCCGAGACTCGCAGGGAAGCGCTGCGCCTCGAGGTCGCGATGGCCAAGGGGCTCACGGCGGCGCAGGCGCGACGCCTGGCCGGGAACACGCGCGAGGAGCTCGAGGCGGACGCCGACGAGCTGCTCGAGCTGTTCGGCGGCGGCCGCACCGGCGGGTCGTCCGCGACGGGCGACGACGACCGGCGTCCGCCGAGGAAGCGGCCGACGCCGGACCTGCGGGGCGGCGTCGACCCAACAGAACCGGTCGAGGACACCGACCCGGCGAAGCTCGCCGCTCGGATTCCTCGGCTCTGACGCTGGCGCGCCCGGCCGTTGGGGCCGGCGCGGATGACTAGGAGGTCATGACCGTGACGGTCACAACGATCAAGCCTGAGGTCGTCGTCTCGGCGGCGCTCGGCATCCTGTCGCGTGAGGTCGTCCTGCCCGCGCTCGTGTGGCGCGACGCCGGCGGCGACTTCGCCGGTGCGAAGGATGACACGATCTCGATCCGGCTGCCCGCCTACTACGCGGCCAGGACGCGCGAGTTGCGGTCCGGCGACGCACGGACGAAGGACAGTCTCGTCGAGCGGAAGGTCGACGTCACGCTCGACACCGACGTCTACGCCGACNTNCCGATCACCGACGAAGAGCTCACGCTCGACATCAGCAACTTCGGCGAACAGGTTCTGAACCCGGTGCTCGGCGGTGTCGTCCGCGCGCTCGAGGATGAGCTCATCGCCACGATGCAGGGCGCCACCTACGAGCGGGAGCTCGAGTTCAACTTCAACGACCCGCAAGCGACCCTGCTGCGGGCACGCCGGATGCTGAACGACGCGAACGTCCCGCAGGCGAACCGCACCCTCGCGGTCGGGTCGGCGATCGAGGAGGCGTTGCTCGCCGCGGCCCAGAACCGGGACGTGTCACAGTCGGGCAGCGACTCGGCGCTGCGCGACGCCGTGATCGACCGCCGGGCCGGGTTCACGATCGTGTCGGTCCCCGGGCTTGACCCGTTCGAGGCCTACGCGTTCCATCGCACGGCGTTCGTTATGTCGAGCCGGGCGCCGGTCGTGCCGCAGGGTGCGCCGTGGGGTGCGACCATGTCGTCCGGCGGGTTCGCGATCCGTGTCGTGCGGGTGTTCGACCCGAACGAGGTCGAGGACCGGCTCGTCGTCGACTCGTGGGTCGGCACGAACGTCGTGCTCGACGCCGGGACGATCGGGTCGGACGGGAAGTTCGTCCCGGCGACGTCGCCGGCGCCGGACGGATCGGACCTCAAGTTCGTGCGGGCCGTGAAGATCACGGCCGACGCGTCGAGCTGATCCGGGTCGTGCGGGTCGTCGCGATCCTCCCGGCGTGCGCGCCGCGGCCGGTCGGCTCGTGGCTGTCGACGCACGAGTGCCTGCGGCACCTGGTCGAGCGTGGGCACGACGTCGTCGCGGTCGCGGCGCGCACCTACGAGCCGGGGTACGTGCACGAGGGTGTGCGGGTGGAGTCGGGCGGCATGCGGGGCCGAGCGTGGATGATCGACCTCGCCGCCGACGCCGACGTCGTGATCGCACACAGCGGCGGCCCGGACGTGGCAACGATCGCGGCCGCCCGACACGGGCGGCCGCTCGTGCTGATGGTGCACGCGTTCGACTCGCACGACCTGGCCGCCGCCGCGCTGGTCGTGTGCTGCTCCGAGGCGGTCCGGACTCGGGTCCGCCCGCCCGCCGGGACGCCGACCATCGTCGTCCGTCCGCCGGTGGCGCGCGCCGCTTACGAGGTCGAGCGCGCCGGTGGCGATCGGGTGACGATCGTGAACCTCACCGACGACAAGGGTGTGCGGACCGCGTGGCGGGTCGCCGAGCGGCTTCCGCACGTCCCGTTCCTCGGGGTGCGGGGCGGCTACGGCCGNCAGGTTGAGCCTCGGACGGCGAACTTCGAGGTCGTCGGCCCGGTGNCCGACATGCGGCAGGTCTACNNCGTGACGTCGGTGCTGTTGATGCCGTCCCGGTCGGAGACGTGGGGGCGGGTCGGGGTTGAGGCGATGTGCTCGGGCATCCCGGTCGTCGCGCACCCGTCACCGGGGCTGCGGGAGGCGCTCGGCGACGCCGCGATCTGGGTGCACCGGGACAACGACAAGGCGTGGGCCGCCGAGGTCGAGCGGCTGCACACCGACCGGGAATGGTATGACGACCGGTCGGCCGCCGCAGAGGCACGGGCGCGGGAGCTCGACCGGGTGCGGGAGACGGACCTCGAGCGGTTCGAGGCGGCGCTCGAGCAGGTCGTCGAGGGGAAGGTGGTGGCAGCGTGCGTGTGATCATCCCGTGCGCCGGCGACGGCACCCGCTGGGGGAACTTCCAGGACGTGCCGAAGCACCTGGCGGTGCTGCGTGGTGAGCCGCTGCTGCACCGGACGGTGCGGCTCGTGCGGGGGCTTGTCCCGGACGCCGACGTCGTCGTCGTCACCCGGGACATGCGGGACCGGCGGGAGCTCGTCGACGGGGCCCGGCGCTCGAGGGCGAAGCTCGACCCGACCCGGGGCCCGGCCGACAAGCTGCTGTCGTCCGCGCACCTGTGGCCGCGGTCGGGCCGGACGGCGGTGCTGTTCGGCGACGTCTACTGGACCGAGAAGGCCCTGGGCCGGCTGCTGCTCGNCGACGACCGGCCGTGGGTGGCCGCGGCNCGGTTCGGGCCGTCGTCGTTCACCGGATGCGGGCATGCCGAGCTGTTCGGGTTCGCGTTCGACCCGACCGGCGGCGAGGTGCTCGCCGAGGCGGCCGTGCGGCTGGTCGCCGCAGCGGCCGAGGGGCGGATCACGAGCTGGTCGGGTGGCTGGCAAATCTACCAGGTCGCCGCCGGTGTCCCGGTCGACGACGTCGTGCGGGGCACGGCGGCCACGATGCCGGACCTCGGTTGTTCGATCCCGGTCGACGACTGGACGGACGACCTCGACGCCCCGGACGACTGGCATCGGTGGTGCTGGCACTGGGCCCGGGCCGACGAGGCGACCCGTCGGGTCGGGCACGAGGGCGAGCTGTGAGCGCGCTCCCGCCCTTCGCGTCGGTCGCCGATGTCGAGGCGCGGCTCGGCCGCACGGTCACCGACGGCGAGCGGGCGACCGTCGAGGCGGCGCTCGAGGACGCGTCGGACCTGATCCGGGCCGAGACGGGCCGCGACTGGGTCGACCCGGACAACCCGGCGCAGCTCGTCGGCGACCCGGCGCAGCTCGACACGCTGCGCACCGTCTGTGCCGCGGTGGCCGCCAGGCTGATCCGGAACCCGGCCGGTGTGGCGCAGGAGACGGTCGGGCCGTTCAGTGTGTCGCATGGGACCTCGGCCGTGCCCGGGGCGTGGCTCACCCGGTGGGAGCGGCTGCGGCTCCGCCGGGCNGCCGGGCTCATCGGCGTGACCGTGCTGTCCACCACGCGGGGCCCGTTCGAGACGCGCCCGGTCGATCTGCCGTCGAGCGCGCACGAGGTCGACCGGTGGTGATCCCGGCGACGGTCGGGGTCACGCTCGTGATCGTCCGGCCGATGGGGCGGGACCGCTACGGCGACCCGATCGANGGTGAGGCGACCCGGTTCGAGGTGCACGGCTGCGCGGTCGCGCCGCGGGTCGGCGGGCCCGGGACCGCGTCGGCCGACCTCGAGGCTCGTGGCCGCGAGGGTGTCCGCGAGGGACTCACGGCCTATCTGCCGATCGGGCCGGACGGTGAGCCGCCGGATGTGCGGCACACCGACCTCGTCGAGCTCGACGGGAAGCTGTGGGAGATCGACGGCGACCCGTCGGTGTGGCGGTCGCCGTTCACCGGCTGGCCGGCCGGGGTCGAGGTCGCGCTCACCCGCGGGGAGGGATGATGGCGGTTCGGTATGTTCGCGACTCGCGTGGGATCGAGCAGGTGCTCCGCTCGGCCGGGTTCGCCCGGGCGGTGCGGGCCGAGGCTGAGGCGATCGCTGCGGCCGTCCGGGCCCGTCGGCCCGGGGTCGACGTCGTCGTCGACACCTACGATGGCGGTGACNGGGCCGCGGCGAGCGTGACCGTGCGGGATCGTCGGGCGCTCGGCTGGCAGGCGACCGACGGGGACCTCACCCGGGCCGCCGCCGCCCGCGGGCTCGAGGTGCGGGAGCGGTCCCGGTGAGCACACCGACCGTCGTGTTCCCAGACGTCGAGCGGCTCGTCGTCGACTACCTGGCGGCGGCGCTCGAGCAGGCGGGCGAGCAGGTGACCGTCGGGGTCGGTGTGCCCGACGGTTGGGACCGTCGCAGGTCGCCGGCGCACGTGTCGGTCGCCTGCGACGGGATGCCGTGGATGCGGCATCCCGTGATCGGCCGGGCGTCGGTGCGTGTGACCGTCCGGGCCCGGTCGACGAGCGAAGCGAAGCGGCTCGCCGAGGTGGCACAAGGGCTGCTGCTCGCTCACCCGTCCGGCGGCGGTGTCGCCGGCGTGCGGCCACACAGCGGCGTCATGCCGACCCGCGACGCGGACACGCGGGCCGACCTCGCGTGGTTCGCGGTCGGTGTGACCGTCCGCACCCAGGACATGGCGACCTAGGAGGAGGCAGGATCATGGCTGGCGATCCCAGCAAGGCGAACATCTGGCCGGACGCCGACGTCTACGTCGGCCCGCTGTCGGCGTCCCCGCCGGCGGACGTCAACACGCCGTTCGGGCCGGACTGGGACCTCGTCGGGCTGCTCGACGGCGAGCAGGGGTTCTCGCAGGAGCGCGAGGAAGAGGTGACCGACCACTACGCGTGGGGNGGCATCCTCGTGCGCACGTCCCGGCGGAACTTCAAGCTCACGGTGTCGTTCCAGGCGCTCGAGGACAACGACGTCGTGCGCGGGCTGGTGTGGCCGGCGTCGCCGCCCGGTGAGATCGTCGTGCCGCGCCCGCCGCGGGTCAAGATCGCGTTCGAGACGCGGGAGGGGTCGAAGATCAAGCGGCTCATCTCCCGCCATGCGGCTGAGGTGACCGTCTCCGAGGCGATCACCGAGGCGGAAGGCGACCTGACCCGGTTCCCGCTGGTGGCGACGATCTTCCCGGANGCGTCCGGGGTGCTGTTCGACGAGCAGNNGNCGGAGGACGCGTCTTTTTAGCACCGGTCGTCGGGTGGGGCCTCCAGCTCACCTGGTCAGGGCAGGTGGTCACGTGGTCCGTGTGACGACCGTGGTGCCTGTTTGGAGC